TATTTTATGATCTAATCATTCCGGACAGTTGACGCAACCGGTGTAGCACATCTTCTTCTACGTCATCGAACTTTTGAAGTTTACCAGAGTGTCCGTATTGGCCTTGTAATGATACAGTTTCTTCTAATGGTGGGTTGCCGGTTGTTACTGCAACCTCTTCGCCCATGCCGGCTAATGATTGTTCAACCTGTTTGACCCAACCACTGACATCACTGCTGCCGATTTCTTCAACGTCGCCCACAAAGTCTGCAACTTCGTCAATGGCGGCTGTTACTTTTTCAGGACCATATTTGCTTAGTAAGTCTGCACGTTGCATTAAAATTCTGCGTGTGATAGCACTGGCTACCGGACTGTCTTCTGTGCCTTCTGTCATACTTTCATCCATGTCATCTTCTGGCTTGCCATACAAGTATGTAACAACTCCCATTGGGCTTATAACGTGCGTAACATCAATATTGTCGTCATCATATTGAGCCAATAACTTTTTGGCGCCAACAACTTCATAACGTGCTGGCTTGTATTCGTCAACTACTTCGTCACCGTCCATGACTCTCCAGATATCGTTGCGTTGATAATAGAATTTATCTCTTTGTTTAGTCTCTTCGTCCACAACCTGCTGTGACATATTCATTCCAGATAGTTCACGCAAACGGCCGATTGTATCTTGTTCATCTTCGTACATGCTGCCGCACTCCATCAAGCCGTGTTCTGGGCAGTGTTCGCCTTCAGCCGTGTAGTTGCATGATCCGTCTGTTTCTTCTTCACCAAATGCATCTTGTGCGGCACTGCCTAGTTTGGCACCTGTCATTGCACCACCTGGGCTCTTTGTTAGTGCGGCACCGGCGGCACCTCCAAGGACTGCTCCAAGCATGCCATCTTGCAATAGTTCATTGTTCATTCCGCCATCAACTGAATATTCTTCATCATCTTGTTCGGCCACAGGAGGGGGTGGCACTTCTGCTGGTGCTGGTGCAGCGGCTACTGGTGCTTCTGGAGCCACTGTAGCAGGAGCCAACTGTTCTGATCTGAGTGCGTCTAGCACTGGCTCAAAATCTTCAAATCCTTTGTTGGACATGTCTTTGATACGTGCAATAACCAAATTACGGCAATCAGCATTGGCATCTTGTTCGGCCAGATCTTGCAGTTGATCGAACAGGATGTCGTCACCGACCAAACTGTATAGTTGTTCGGTTGCATTGGTTGCATCTGCACCAACTGGCAACTCTTGTGACAACAGAGCAATGAGTTCTTGCTGTTGCTCTGGGGTGTTGGGTGTGGCCCATGTGCCTTCTAATAGGTTTTCAGCCCAGGCTTCAAATATGTTTGCTTCTTTCATTGCAGTTCCTTGTTGTTGTATACGGGCCAAGATAGGCAAGGCCTGTTCAATTCGCGAATCAATTGTTTCTTGAACAAATAGTGTTTTAATGTCTTCGATGATTACATCTTGCTCTGTTATGTCAGCAGGGTTCCAACTTTCAAAGTATGTGTTATATCCACGTGATGAGGATAGTCCTTTAAGAGCTCGGTTCATTGTGGCATGATACTCGTTTGTTTGAGTTACCAGATTGGCAGTGTCGCCTTCAAACACACGGCCATGACTGGCTCTGCGGAAACGACTTAGTACATTGAGTTCTTCCACCATGTTGGCAATGTGCTGTCCACGCATGTCATAGGGTCTGCCACCTTGACGCACATGCTCTACCATGGCGCGACCGCCGGCCAAGTTGCGGAATGGCAACTTGTAGCGTTCGCCTTCGGCTGTTTCCAAGAACAAACTTTCAACTTGGCGGAAACGTGCTTCGTTAACACCCATTGGACGCTTGTGACGTATCATTAGTCGCACAGAATCAGGATCACCATTCCAACTCACATTTTTTGTGCCGTTCCACGATTCAAACAGGCCTTCTTTGAGTGCTGCCTGACCTTGCATGCTGTACTTGAGTCTGTTGATGTTTTGACTGCCAAATGTCATAAAGTTCTTTGTGGCAAAGTTTTTAAGTTGATGCTGGAACTCATACCATTCTGTTTTATCTTCACTGTCCATGCCGCGGCCCACATTGTCACCGCTGAACAATTCCAGTTGTTTATCATCTCCCAGCATCACAACCACTGTGCCGTAGTTGGTGCCGCCAGAACTGACAAATTCAAAACTGTAAATCTCAGCATCTTCTGCTGTGGGTGCAGGCTTGCCAGTGCTGTCTAGTATTTCTGGGTCAAAGCCGCGTGTGACCAATAGGTCAAAAAGTTGTTGTCCGGGAGTATTCTGTGCCATAGTGTTCTATTTATCCAATTTAGCTTTAACGTAATGTGGCAAAAAACGGCATAGGCTCTATCATTGTATCGCCAAAATCACGCATTTGCGAGTCCATTTCTGTGTGATAGTTCTGTAACAACTGCATCATGCGTATGGCCAACAGTGTGCTCATAACCAAGTCGTCTGTTTCGCCGGGTTTGGCAGCGTAACTTGTTCCGTGTGCTACAAACGTTTTGAGTTCTGATACCAGTGGAGCACTGTTGACGGTCATCTTTTTGCTTTCCACTAGAATTTTTAACTTGCTACAAGCAGACAGTTTGCTTTTGTTTGTGGTGTTAAATCCCTTGCGGATTCTACGACTGCCACCAGCCACAGAGTTATCACTTAGGAAATAGCCTTCAATGTTTTCTTCCCCAAACTCTGCAATACTAATAAGTGCGGCTTCACCAATGGTGTTGTTTTCCACACTGTAGTAAATGCTCTTGGGATCTTTAACAGTTTCGTTGATGTGTTTACATACGTCAGATAAGATACGTATCTGTGCTGGAATAGTTGTTCGATTATGGCGCCATTCAGCCACTTGTATGGTAGTATTGGCTTCAAACACCTGTATGGCAGCAGGATCGCCGCCTGTGCCCAAACTTGGATCCAAGGCTACAACATACAGTTTACCAGCCTCCGGCCGTTTATACCAACGCACTTGTCCTGTTCTATATAGGGGTTCTTGTTGACCTTTTAACTCAACCAAGATAGCCGGTGCAATCAGTGTTTCATCGTTGATAATGAACTCACAACCAATCTCTCGACGGAAACGATCTGTTCCCAACTGTGCTTCCATACTGGCGCCCCAGGCTTCATCGCGGTCCGGATGCTCTTGCCAGAAACTACGGAATGCTTTGAATCCGTTAATGCCCAAGGGTGTTGGGTTGCCATATTCATCTTCACACTTGTTGGCGCTTTTCCACAACAGAGCAAATTGATCTTCGTCTGAGTTTGGTGTTGATGTAATAATTGCCTTACCACCAGTTGCTAGTGTGGGGCTAATACTGGTCCAAAACTCTTTGGCAATAGTGGGCCGAACAAACGCAAACTCGTCTGCGTATAAGAGTGATATACTCATACCACGACCAGTTGTTTCTGTGGTTGTGGCTGATATGATACGGCTGCCGTTTTCAAAGTCTATTGAGCCTTTGTTGTAACTAGTAACACCTGCACGTATGTGATCTGGGCATAGTTCGTAAGCAAAGCGTATGCGTTGCATGATCTCTTGTGCACCTGTGTACTTGTGTGCGGCAATAAGAATTGTTGAGTCTGGCACAAACATTGCATACCATAGCAAGTATCCGGCAGCACTTGTGGACTTGCCGGTTTGTCGAGGCATCATAGAGATACTGAAGCGATAATTATGATACACATTGATCAATCGTTCCTGATACTCAAATGGATGATACAACATCTTGCCTTGTGTAGGATGCTGTATGTAAAAGAAATGATCCAAGAAGTATGCCGGGCCCGAGGTAGGATCTGCACAGTCCATAAACTCTGTTATTTCTGCTTCCGAGAATGATTGCCGCCGGTGCGGTGCTTTGATCAATACACCTTCTAAACTTTTAGCCATGTATATCCTTTATACTTCTCAAGTGATCAATTATTTTCGCATGTACTCGATGATGACTAGGAGGACCTGGGTGAGTTAAATCTCTCGATAACCCCAATACAGGATTTCTAAAATCTTCAACATCAATCACCAGTACAGGAATATCAAGCTGGTGGCACACTTGTTGTATGGCCAGTTCATTGCGTTGTTTGTCAGCAATGCTGTTAGCGTCAGTAAACCACCAATCGCGAAAAACTTCCTGTACTGTGGCTGCTTGAGAAAAGGCAGGAGACATCACAGTACTGACATTGTGTTGATTTATTATTTCAAATCGTTCTCTAAAAGTTGTTTGTAAAATTACAAATTTTGGTTTGATTATAGGCAACCAATAGTGAGCCAGTCTGAATGCCAGTCCATTGGATGCGCCAAACACACCAAAATTATCAACTGGCAGTGAGAGATCTTTTGAAATTCTTTCATGGTATAGCTCATCCACCGGAAGTCCGAGTCCTTGAGTAAAACTACACCCAAACACAGCAAATCCTGGCTGTGCTAGATCAATTTCTCTAGACCTGAATCCTTGAGCATTGTATCGGTATTCTATTTTGTGATCAATCCAGCCGTTATGAGCCAACAACTCACGCTGCCGAGTGTTTTTTAAATTTTTATTGTATTCTTGTTCACTGTCAATACTACACCATAGCAGTGTTTTGCTGGCATGCTGTTGCTGTACATGGCAAGGTGCATGCTCAAACACTGGTGAACTCCGGCCATAATTTCACAAATTCACCTGCTTTGTCAGGATGATACTGTGTTTCAATTTCTGCAATGTGCTGTTTAAATTTTTGCAAAATTACAGGTTGTTCTTGTGTCACATTGTGATAGGTGTTTAATGCATTGTCAAAGAATGATCGTTCAACTGATGTTGCCAATCCTGTGGCATAGAAACGTTCAATCTCTGCGGCTGCCAATTTGGCAACACCTGGGCCGTGCAAGAACGGATCAAGGTAATCAGGTTGAAACAAGTTCTGCCACAGTACCGATACACCTTGCTCTTGTGCCCACTCACGCAATTCCACAACCCGTGTAGCATTGTAGATATTGTACACAGCATGGATGCCGCCCCAGTGTCCAGAGTTGGTTATTAGTTCTTTGACTGCAGCCAAGTTGTGCTTTAACAACGCCCATTCACCACCATGTCTGACATATTCAAACCGATTGCCGATGTTGTCAAAGCTCATGCTCCAGCCAACTCGATTTCGTTGGCTTAGTTTTTTAAAGATTTTGTTTTTGTCTAAATCCACGCTCATGTTGGTGATCAGAGTCACAATAGCATCAGGCGGAATAACATCAAGCAGTCGTTCATTTTCAGGCAACAACAAAGGCTCGCCACCTACCAAGGCCACTTCGTGTATGTGTTCTTGGTGTTGTTCAATAAAGTCGCATACTTGTTCATAGTAAGGACGTGAGCCTGACTTAAAAGGAATACCTTTGAGACTGGCCCATTTTGAACTGCAATATTCCATGCAGTAGTTACAACTTAGATTACAAGTGGTGTTCCAGCGTATGTCTATAATAACAGGATAGTGGTATTGTGAGCCTGCAGTGGCATAATCAAAGTTGGGATTTACGCTGTTGTGCCAATCACGTTCAGACCGGCCACCCAGTCGTTCTGCTTGCACACAGTTAGAACAGTATGCGTGTGGATTGCCTTGTGCAATACTACCACGAATTTCCTGTAACAGATCTCCGTTAAGAATTTCAATGATGTTGTTGGTGTTTAGATTGCCCAACATGTTGGGGTCGCCTGCACAACAGGTTTTAACATCGCCACGTGGGTTTATATGTAGGCCACGCCAGGGCGCGGCACAGTAGAAAGTCGTCATCCTGTATTTACAGGAGTATCATTGGCACCAACTTGTTTTGGCCTCGCCGTAGTATTCACGTGCAAATCCATTGGCAATCAACTGTTGGCGCAGACTAACACCGTTGAGTATGACATCGCCCAGCACACGGCCACCGTACTTGTCCCAGTCCATCAGCACAATTTGTCGTTTTTGACTGTTGGCAATCAGTTGTTTGGTAAATGCCGAGGCTGCTTCACCTCTTTGTGCTTCACTAGGGCATTGTGCTCTGAAGCCTTTTTCCGGAGTGTCCACACCGTACACACGAATGCTGAGTTCTGGTTTCAGTGGAGCAGGTAACCAAGTGGCTGCAATGCCCACAGTATCGCCGTCAATCACTCTAGTGATCACAGCGTCATAAACAACGCCGGGCTTTTGTTTGGGTTGTGCTAGTACTAGACAAGGCACAAGTGCTAAAAGAATTAAAAGTTTTTTCATAAGGATACCTATTAGGTGTAGTACACAATTTCGCCAGTGGTGGGATTGTAGGCCAATTGCAAAAATCCCACAGGAAGTCCTGCATTGCCACCATTGGTAATTCCGGCAGCAATTTGTGTCAATGCACCCGAGCTGTTGCCAATAAACACTTGATCAGTAAGTTGATCAACTACTAACTCACCAGGTCTGGCATTGCCGTTGTAGTTTTCTATTGTTACTTGTGCGTTGTCTTTCATTACAGCACGACTAATGCCAGTGATGTCGTCGTATGGTGGTGGTGGATTGGCCATTTATCGTGGATATCCCTTGAACGCTTTTACCGGGCTCTGTGTCACTACAAACGCAGGCTCGTCACTCTTGGGTGTGGATACTAATTTCTTGCCGCCTGACGTGTTGGTCATTGCTAGAGCTTGATCAATAACTTGTGCTATGTCAGCGTTCATACCGGCCACAACTGCATGTTCACCAAATGTTGTTTCGGCTGACCATGCAGGCATAAACGGATTTAGATCGTCTTTTATAGAGTCACTACGTGCTCGTGCCAGTGCCACACCTACTCGATATGTTTTGTACGGGTCAGATGAACTCAGGCCGGGCAAAGTGTAGGTGTAACGCAAAGGTTCTTTGGTTTCCGGCGGAAGTCCCTGTTGCTCTGCTATGAATTCACGGGCTCTCATCGGGGATATCCTTTGAAACCTTGTACAGGACTGCGTTTGTTGGTAGACTCTAGTTCTTGGCTGCGTAGGTCACCGTGATTGAGGTCTTCGTAATCTGAACCCACAGCTTGGAATGCTTTTTCTATCATGTCCTGTTCAACATCGGTGTAGGGCATGGCCACGTTGTAGCGACCGGCCCAGGATTCATGATCTATTGTTGGAACAAATGTGCCATCGGTACAAGCGGCAGCCATCATGACTCGATTGAGTTCATACACTCTATCGGCTAGATCTTTGTCTCTGAACTTGTTGAGTCCAACAGTGGCTCGACTCCGTCGTTGACCAATCTTGCCAACCTGTTTCTCAATGAGAAACTCGTGGGCTCGCATGTTTATGAACCGGCAGCGTTGTACACACTGGACTGTGCAGAACTTGCTGTGCCCAGGGCTGTGGCAGTTACATTAGCACCAGCCAGGATAAGACGATTGCCTGCACCAACATAAATTTCTTGTACAGTTCCTGATGGAACAGAAACCACGTTGGCATACAAGTTACCCTCAGCGGTGGCAGTGCCCAGTGCTGTGGCAAACACTTGGTATGTGACATCAGTGCTGTTGGCAGCAATAGATGCTTTGTCTGTGGTCCACACAATGTTGCCTGCGGTGTTGATTACTTGAATAGGCATTTTTTACTTTCCAAATGTTCGGTATAAGTTCAACAGGTTCTGTTCAACTTTTGCACTTTCTTCCATGCTGACTTGTCTACGCAGTTGACTTGCCAGCACTGGTATAGTAGATTGTCCTGTGGACTTGGGACCGTTTAATCCACCGGAGTATTGCAGTGCATTGTCACTGGTCTCAGTGTTGCTGGGCCAGTTGGGATCGTTTTCGTCAATCACGTCGCAACCGCATGGTGACTGGCCGCATCCACATCCACTGGATTGTTGACTGATGCCGGCCATTTTCAGCAGTTCTGCTAGACGATCAGCATCTTCTCCGTCAGCATTCACAGTGATGTTTTTACGATCTTCACCGTGTTCATCATCTTGACTCATGTTCACAGTGACGCTCATGCCTTCTGTGATTAGAGTTTCTAGTTGTGCATCCAGTGTTTCGTAAACACTGCCACCAAACTTGAACTTGCTCTTGGATTTCTTAGGCTCGTCTTCTTTGACTTCGTCTTTCTTGTCATCATACTCAATATCTTTGGCTACCTTCTTGCCGGCTTTTTCGGCCTTAGCATCTTCGGCACCACGCTTTTTACCATGGATACCATCTTTTTTCTTTTCATCATACTCGATGTCTTTGGTAACTTGCTTACCGGCACGTTCTGCGCGGTTGTCTTTTTTATCTGTAGACTCTGCTTCTCTAACTTGTGCGTCGCCCGACTGTTGATTTTGAATTAATTTCATTGCCGCATACAAAACAGATTCTAAACGACTGGCATACCCTTGTGGGAATTCGCCACCTCGCTGTGCTTGCTTTGCTATTGCTCGAATATCAGCAAGTTCGTTATAAATTTGTTGTGACTGTCCTTGGTCATAGCCTTCTTCCATGTCGCCTTCTTTGACTTTACGCTCGCCTTTGTGCTTGTAGGCCTTAGCAGTGGTGCGTTCGGGTCCTTTTGCTGGACCCTTTGGACGACCACGTCCACGCTTGTCAATGGTGTTGCCTTCGGCATCAGTTTCTGATCCAACAGAGTTTCCTTGTGGATCAACTCTACGTGTTACTCGACGGCCTGTTGCTGTCCACTCTGTGTCATGCTTGGCACCGTGTGTGACTTCACCTGTGCGCGGTGTGTCTCGGCGTGGCTTCTTGTAGTTGGTAAACGGATTAAGATCATCATCTTCGTCAACACTACTGGTATCTGTAAATTCTTTACCACCAACTTTGAACTTGCCGCCCTTTGGTGTCTTGGCCAGAGCACCGGTAAATGCATTGCCTTCGTCAGCCACTTGTTGTCGACCACCTAGTGCATTACGCATGGCTTCAGCAGCCACGTCGCCTAGCATTTCATCAACTTCTTTTTTAGCGCCGGCAATCTTGTCAGCGAACGTGATTTTGTCTGCAGGAGGTGCTAGGGCGGCAAAACTTTTTTGCTTGGCTGGTGACATTTTTTCTTTGATCTGTTTGGGGTTGGGTTCATCACCAGGCTTCATACCAGTTTGTGGCATGTCCATTTTGCGTTGCAAGTCACGGATCATGTCTACGTCGTCACCGTGGCCAACCTTGTTCAGCACTGCACTGCCGGCTTTCTTGGCCATGCCGCCAACTTTCTTGACCACATCACCAATGCCTTCTTCCATGCCGCCATCTAAATTAATTTTATGCATAGCGGCACTTTGTTCTGCATCATCAAAACGTTTTGAAGGTCCTGGTCCAGATAGCGGCATACGAGAGTTAGGATATGCATCACGCATTTTATTATACTCTTTCTTCATGATACCTTTGTGGGCATCAATTGCCGATTGGCGGTCTGCTGGTTTTTTAGTAATGTTTGCTTTTAAGCCTTTTAACTTGGCGCCAGCAGTTGCCATCGTGTCACCGAAGCCTTCGTCAACAGTTTTGTCGTTATCATACTTGTCATACTTGTTACGAATTGGATCTAATGACTTGCCTTCACGTCCGGCCTTGGCCAAGGCTTCCATTCCTTCTTTGCCGTATTTTTCGTAGCCCTTGGCAGCACGACTCATGTCACGCTCGTTCAACGGTGCAGATTCTGGTCGGGCGGCGATGCCGTCTAGTGTTTTGTTTAGGTTGTGGAAAAAACTCATTTTATTATCCTTTAGGGTTGTAGCCGGTGGCTGGCTTGGGTGGGCGTTTGACGTTGGTCATTGGACTCTTGTCACCCATGGGTAAACTGTTTGTGGTCACTGCTGGGGGTGTCCGACCGCCGGCCACTGTGAAGTCACTGCGATAGGTATTTTTTAACACTGCATGTTGATCATACGGAGCAGAGTAGTCTTTGTACAAGGCCTTCTGTTCTGCGTCCGGTGCAGGATATGGAGAATCCAATAGGTCTTTATTTTGTTTTTCAACATCTGCAGTCAACTTGTCATTGCTGTCTTCATACGGCACAGTAAGCATACGCACACGATTTGGATCAATGCCCATCATTTGTGCAATCTGCTGTATCTGTGGCTCAATTGCAGGATAGCGGAATTCAACATCCATGTGTGTCACACTATGGTTATCGAACGCAGGAAAGTCTGCCGGACGAGCCTGAACTGGTGATGTCTTTGGCGTGGTTATCTTAACCACGTCAAATTGACGAAGTTTTTCTTCCAGTGCCCGAACTAGATCTTTGGGAGTATCACCCACGATTTTAATGCGGTAGTTGTATACTCTTTCGTTTTCTGACAAGTATTCTTTAAAATGTTTCATAATCAATCCCTATACGATATTTATGCAGGTTTATTCTTTTGATCTCTTGTGCCGATAAGTCGATCCAATAAATCGTTGCGACTCAGCACTTGACCTTCGGCAGTTTCCACAGATTCTTCTTCAGTATCACCTGCACGTTTTTCCCGGTCCAGATCCAGTTTGGCTTTTTGCAACTGCAACTGAATCATCTTGAGTTTCTTGTTCATCTTGGCTGTTTTAGCAGTAAGTGCATGTCCCAGCATGGCACCTGCCACTGCAAAGATTTCACTGGCATAGCGGCTGTCCACTTGCATACCAAGGTCCATTAGGTCATCAAAGGTTTCTGTGGCTTTTTGTGCCAGTTCGTCCATGTCGCCATCTGAAGCTTCTAGATCACGCACACTGGGTAAGGCAGCGTCAATCTTGTCAATGGCATTGTCAATTTCAGTTATGGCATATTGCGTGGTGGCAATATCCGGCACAGTTTCGTCTGTATCGGCAGTGCTAGACGGCAAGTCGAAGAGGTCTTCTAATTTTTTAGTCATACCATATTTACCGCTTTTGCGGTATAGTGCGGCTTATTTTCCGCCGTTACGAAACATGTCTTCTTCTGTGATTACGCGAAATTTTAAGCCGTTGCGATTGCACCATTTGGTTGCAGAATCCCATTTGGCGTAGTTGATGGCCACTACCATACGGTCTCTGTTGCTCATTTTGCTTTCAATGATGCTTTGTTTTTTGGGTTTGATTTCGATCACTTCTGCAATCAAGGTGTTTTGGCGTGTTCTGTAAGTGATCAAAAAGTCCGGCACATATATGCTTTGTTTTCCTGTAACAGGATTGCGATAAGGGATCTGTATACTTTCACTGGCCCACTGCATCACATTGTCGTTGTTGTCCAGGAATCGCATAAAACTCAACTCCCATCCTGACCTATAACGTGGCACACCTTTGCCCACATATTTGGCAGGATTTTTTACAGTGTAGGGTCCTTGCGCAAACTTGCTCATGCCCGGACATTTCGTGCCGCATAGTAGTTTGGCTGCACAGGTTGTGATACGCCAAGCAAAGTGCTGTTGCTACGTTGATTGTTAAGATAGTAGGCCAGAGTCAAGTTTAGTTCTGCAGTGTTTTCAGTTGTTTGCATCTGCTGTAACAATGACAGTGCAGGTATGCTTTGTTCATTGGAAACTCTAAACAGTGCGGTGGCAAAGTTGGCAGCGGCAGAATCAGTAGTGTATATTGATTTGAAGTAACTGAGAACTGCATCCCACTCATTGCTGTCAACAAACTGCTCATATCCGTAAAAGCTGTCAAACACTCTCACAGTGAGATCCAGATTATAGTTGGTATTATTAACTGAGTTCATGTTCTAGGAGGCGGTTGTTTAGGAAATAACATACTGTTGGCAGAGTTTGCCGCGTTGCGCATTGCGCCCGGTAAACTGTTGCGCAACACATCTTGCTTGACAGCATTTGCATCATTGCGTATGATATTGCTGAGTGGTGTTTTCTTCAGTGTTTGGTTTACATTCAGTGCTTTTTGTACACCACCAATCACATTGGCAAGGCTGCCGCGACCAGACATCAGTGCAGTCAAATCTTCGTAGATGCCCACGCCCGCATCCAGTAGACCGCCTTGTCCCAGCACAGTTGACTGACTGCCAGGGCGCGAGATTGAACTGCGAATTTGATCGTAACGATTGGGATCAGCAAAGCCAACCACATTGGTATCAGGACGCACAGCACCAATGGCACCTGAATAGTATTTTACAGTTTCATATCTTATTGTCACGGTATGTGTCATAATGCCGTTGCCTTGACTGTAGTCATAGGTGTCGTGTTTCCAATCTGTGATCATTGGATTCACCAGCACATAGGCAGCAAACTTGTGCTGATTAAGTCCGTAAATTTTGATATCGCGAAAGAAAGGTGGCTTACCTTCTGGAGCAAATGTTCCATCAGTATAACTTTCACCTATATAACCCCAGTCGTTTACAAATCTATCATTGCTGTAGGTGTCACGTGTGTTGTAGCCAAAGCCTGTGGGTGTGGTTTGTAGATTGCCCGAAGTTCCGTTGGTGTTTGGCACACCTTCATACTGTTGCACAGGATCTTTATAGTAGTAACTGAAGTAGTTGTACCACATGTTGCGAATTAAATCACCACCATCATCATTGAATGTTATGGTAACAGGTTGATATTCAATTTTACTCTGTACCAATCGCTTGCGATTGTACTGATTCATTGTGTCAACTGATATTTGATAACTGGGCAAGTCAATGGTTTTAACCGACAGGCCAATGCTGGCAGCATCGCCGTTGCCAACCATGGCTTGCAAGAATGGGATTGCACCAGAATTTAAATTGAAGAATGTGTGGAAGTTAAACTTGAGTCGTGGTGCAAGTTCGTATCCATTTGTACGAAAGGTTTTACTGGCATGGGTATAATCTCTTAACCCGTTGTCGCCAATAAAACCTTTTAGAAAGTTTTGTCCAAAACTCATTAGACTACTTAGGCGCCTTGCGTGCCACCCAAGCCAGTTACTGTGCCTAGTGTAGTGCCAAGGATGGTGCCTGTTTCGCCAACACCACCACCAACAACCTGGTTGGCATTGTCAAAGGTAATACTCAGTGCAATAGTCATTGCTTCACTGGTTGCGTAATTGGCATCACCATAGTTTACTTCTTTCAAGTAGCAGCCATACAATTCCCATGATTCAAGCACAGTTGGAGCAACAGCACCATTGCCACCGTCAAGTACTTCAAACTTGGTTGTGAACTTGTAATCTGCACCTGCAGCCGCTGATGCCATTTCAAAGAAGTCCAATTGTTTCTGCAGTTGTGATCCAACCAGTTGTTGTACATTGGCTCCGGCATCGTCACGCAAGTTGCAACTTACATCACCCCATGAGTGCTTGCCAGCCATTTTAAGAGTGGAGTTATAGATTGGAATATCTATATTTTCAAATGTCACTGTTGGGCGTGTAAAGTCAATGACTTGTTTGGTCATCTCGGTAACCGGACCACCTTGCACACCAAAATTTTCAAATATCACTCGGAAGCGATATTTTAATTTTGGCATTAATATACCTGTACTGCCTTGGCTAGCGTCACTTGCCAAGGGTACTGTCATTTTGTTTAACGATGCTGAAGCCATAATTTTTATCCTCTGTTACTGTTATTTATGTTATCTATACGTGACTAAAAATAGGGACCGGGTCCCTATTTTATTAGCCTCCGGCAGCAATTTCTCCGGTGTTCTTGATACGAACTGGAATGTAGATAAACTCAACAGCCTTGACTGGCTCAATGGCAATATCAACATACAATTCGTTGCGATCTATACGTGCAGGAGTGTTGTTTGATGCATCGCACACCACTAGATAGTCATAGATACCACGTTTAGCAACCAGGTCAATCATTAGACCGTCAATTGCGTTTTTAATCTGATTGCGTGTGATCTGATCATTTGGTTCAAACAAGAACTGCTTGCCGATGATGTCCAAGCGTCCACGGATGAATGCAACCAAACGTGACACGTTGATACGATCCATAGCGGTTGTAAGGCTTGTGGTTGTTTTGTTACCAAAGTTAGTGATACCAACACCAGGAATGAATGTGATTGGGTTAATTGCATTTTCATACAAGACATCACGCAGACCTTGACGTACACCCAATGATGTGAATTCGCCTGTGGTAGCATTGACATAGCCAAGTTGTACAGCGTTGTCAATTACACCACGACGTGTTCCGGCTGGAGCAAACCAAGGGAATGATACTTCGTCACTGCGAATAATTGTGCGAATCATCATGTGACTTGGTGCTGTCACCACTGGACTACCGCTCAAGTCAGTTGTTTGGCAACTTGGGTAGAATACGCCCATGTATTGATTGCCCACTGTCAAGCCGTCGCCTGTGTCTAGACCTAGACCGTTGTTGTTGCTGGCCCACAGCAGGATGTCTTGTGGATCTAAGCGCAACGGTGTATCACCAATCACAAAGCCTGTGTTGTTGCGCTCGTTGTTGAGTGCAATCATGTTTGGCATCAATTCTGGGTATGCAGGAGTTGCCATCAAGTTGAACTGACGTTGTTCTTCACGAATATCTGTGTTTGTGTCAATGCCCGACTTCAGTGCAGCCACAATCATGGCACGTTGTGCTTGGCGTCCCATGTATGGAGCACCATTGGCTTTTAGTCCACTGGCTGTTACCCAGGCATTGGTCACTGTGGGCAGTGTGTCATCTGGGAATGTGTCAGCATTGAAGTAATCAACTTGGAAACTCTTGACATTGAATCCTGAACGACGTGTGTTGAACAACAACATGCCTTGTGGATACAGTGTAGATTGTGGAGCATCTAGATCTAAATAATCACTGGTCAACAAACTAGTGATAGTTGGGAACGGTGCTGTGATAGGATCTGTAGTGCCGTTTGGTGCCCAACGTGCATCAGCAAATAACACACCATTTTCTGTAGTTTGATCAGTGTTGTCGATGGCCACCCACTGATCAACTCCATTCACTGGCTGCCAGCGATACAGTCTTGGATAGTTTTCTAAATCACTTGTGTCCACCCATAGATCACCAAAAACCAATGGCGATTCTGATTCGTCTGTCTGTGTTGTTGGTGCAGTGGCACTGATAATAGGACCGGTAGCATTGGTTGCACTTAGATCGTAACCACGAATATCGTTTGTCACGTTCTGATAACCTTGCCATGTGCCATTGTCTTGAATCATGATGTCAACTTGATCAGTTGCACTGTAGTACCATAAGCGACCATCTGCTGGGTCTTGATCAGGAGCGGCATCACTTGCTGTGTATGTGAATGTAGGTGTACCAACCCAGTTGCTCAAAATTAACCCAGTAGCAACACCATTTGCATAGTTGTTTCTTACTCCACGAACGCTGGTGCTAAACCCAGCGGTAGTGACTGGTGTACCAGTTATATTAATTAATGCTATTGTTCCGCCGGCTGCGTGTGTAAACACAACAGCACCTGCACTGTTGACTGTGGCACTAACGTATGGAATATTGGCACCACTAACTCCAGCAATGAAATCTTCAACTGTGGTTCCTGCTAGTGTAACTGTGGCAGTTGTATTAATAGCAGTGCCCGGTTGGCTGGCTGTAATTGAAAATGAGTTACCAGACACAAATGGCCCCGGAGTAGTATCGTTTCCTGTGATTTCTGTTGCACCAGTAGCATATCTTTCAAATATTGTAAAACTTGATGTGTTATTTTTTAATATGTTTGCATGAGCATATGTAGATCCCGCTGGAATATTTTTTCCGCCGCCACTGGGATCAGTTGTATACAACTCTTCATTTTCAGTAAGATATATTGGACATGTTTGTGCAACAAATGCACCTAGAATGGTACTGTATTTTTTAACAACAAACTGAGCTCCTTGATTCACATCAGTAATTTTTTGCCATACACTTCCAGTTGGTGCTGGCTGTGTTTGAGTCGCACCCCAACGTGGAACTGTATAACTTGGACTTACTTGATAGGTAGGAGCAAAATACTCGGTTGCTGTGATGCCCAATGTTGTCAGCGCAGTGCCAGATATGTTGGCTATTGAAATAATGCCAGTGTTGGCTGTGCTGCCGTCGTTAGTGGCAGTGGAATCAGCATACATGTATAATTTGCCACCAATTGTGGCTGCATATACTCCAGTAATGGCTGCGTCATTAATCGCATCAGCAATGCCATCCACTGTGTTGTTAGGCACAGCAGGAACTGTGATTGTTACGTCATTAACAGAAAAAGTTTGTGCGGCAGTCAACGTAGTTGGAGCCAATGTGCCTGACACAGTTGGCCAGGCAGTTTTCCATTCGTCACTACCAATCAATACCCAGGTATTGTACAAATCTGACAGTGCAGTAGCACTGGTCTGTGCGGATGTTGGGCCACCACGCTTGTAGTATCCTGGATTAAATGTACTGGTTGCAGTAACAGCATAATCACCAATGCTGCCAACTGTCTGCAGTGGAACTGAAGTTCCTGTTTCTAACTGTGTAGTGTTGGTGATCACAATAGGAGTTTGAACAGTAAAGATACCAGTTGTGATATTCCACTGGAAGATGCCCCATTCAGTGTTTGCAGTGTCTAACCAATAGGTATTGTTGGTTGGAGCACCCAATGGGCGTGTCAATGATGCTGTTAGTTCTGTTAAATCAATGTCAACACGCTGAACATAGCAACGATTGCTTACACCCAGTGCAGAGTATGCTGCCAACAGGCCGTATTCGTTTAGTTCGTACCCATTGATTGGAGTACCAGCAGTGGTCTTGTAGAAGAATGGGTTGCCAAACGTAGCGGCCAAATCTCGCTGACTGGTCATTAAATAAACACGGTTAGCATTTGCTGCCAATGTTCCTGGTGCAACGCCAACTCCAGCGGCACTGGTTTTGTTCTGTGCCGTTGCTATTAAAATGTATGGTACTGAATTGGTAGCAGCAGGGATATATTGACTTTCGTCGATAATCGTTACTTCTACGCCTGGGGATACTAATGCCATGGTTAAATCCTTTTTCTAAGTTTTAATATTTAGCACCTATGCGTAAAAAACACGATCATTCGACCCTTTGCAAAGGTTTTTTCCGCTAAATACTCCATGCAAAGACCTTTATGCCCTGCTTGTAATCAAAGATTGTGTGCTGTGAACTACCACCGTGATGGTGTGCCGCACTATAGAACACGATGTGAGCACTGTATCAAAAAACAACGTCGAGTGAAACCACCGGTGGCTCGTTGGCAATCAAGTGGCTATAAGAAAAAAGCCACATGTGATAGATGTGGCTTTAAATCCAAGTACTCTGCGCAAATGTCAGTGTATCATGTGGATGGCAATCTACACAACACCACTGTGAACAATTTAAAAACAGTGTGCTTAAACTGCACCATTGAGATCAAGAAGTCTGATTTGCCTTGGCAGCCAGGCGATCTGGTGCCTGATTTATAACAGTTTGTATCTGCGTATACAGCGAGTCAATGCTGGAGTTGTTGTGCAACACAAAATCAAAGTCAGTACCTACCCAGGCTGTTTCGCTAGCATGAATGCCTTCATTCTTTAACCAGGCTTGTGCTTTGACATCCCCTTGATTTGCTCTAACCGCAATGTCAGTCCAATGCGGTTGAGTACCTCGCTCAACACGGAGTATAATGCCGCCCGAGGCACGTAAGGATTTGATTTCGTTGGGAAAACGGCAGTCACTAATCACAACATTGTCTTCACTGTTACGCAGTTTGTTTTCTAGACTGGCAATCCAAATGTCGTCGTGAAATCCAGAACGGCACACTTCTGTACCCCATAACTGTAGCATTAAACGTGGTGTTAGTTCAGGCATGTTCAAACGTTTGGCCCACCAGGAGTCCACCTGTTCTCTCCATTCACGGGCCTGTGCTGTGCGGCCTTCTAGCAGGGTACGATCCCAGCCAAACACCTGTGCCACTGCATCTTTAAGGCTGTTGGCAAAACTTTCACGCCTGTACTCGTGGAAATTCACCAGGTAGTCTGCAACAGTATCTTTGCCAGATCCAATAAATCCGCATACGCCAATGATCATGATAATTCCGTTACATTTAAATGTTTGAGTGTGGTTTGCAACAACTCAATTTGTCTACGGCAGTCTTCTAACGCATGATGACTTGTAGGCGGTTTGGGCAGGCCTGGCCACAGAGCAAACACTGTTCTCGAATCTCTAACTGCATAAAACTGCCACGGAATTGGTTTTCCGTAACTTTTATAAGCATGTTCCAGGATGTTCATGTCATATGTGGGACCTTGTGCCCAAACACGATTGCTTTGCCAAATCAGCCGGCCCAACTCATCCAGTGCTTGGTCTAACGGAATTCGGTCTTGTTCGTGAAATGCTTCATCACGTGCTGCCGCAGGTTGAGTTGCCCACCAGTCAATTGTGCCTTGTTGGATTGATCTATTTTCTTGGCTCTCTAGTGCGATACGAGCATAGTATTTGCGCTCATTGTATCCAGAGCCTAGCGGATCAAAACTCTGGGCCGCAATGGTTAGTATTGTGGTGTCAGGGCCGGTGCCCAAACCTTCTAAGTCAATCATTAAATCTGCCATGTGTTATTATAACACACAACTGTATGATTTGCAACAGATGTTTAGCCGATTACCCAACTCAGGGGCTGTGAACCATCCACATAGTTCTTGAGATCTACCAGCAGTGCTTCCATTTGCGCTGTGGCTTCAGATTTCATTGCGGCACCGTTTAAGGTTCCGCCACCCTGTGGGCCTGCAATGGTACCAAACTTTTCACGTGCTTCACCAATGATCATTTTGCAGTTGGCCACCATGTAATCACGTATCCATTGACTGATCTGGAAGTCACTCAGCAGGTTGAATTCAGGTTTTAGATTGTAGGTCCAAAGCAGTACATTCTCGCCAGTGCCTTTTGGGTCACGGATAATCTGCAATTTCTTGGTAACAGGATTCCAAGTGTAGTTCATGTAGCCGCCAAACATACGTGCGGCCAGTTCAACATACTGGCTGTAGAAGTCATAAGTGGCCAGGCCGCCAGCCACGTTGAAGTTCATTAGGTAAACGTTGACACTGGCTTGTGAGAACGGATCAAAGTTTGACGAAAACGGTCCTGCACTATCGCCAAACGTTCTACGGAAAATCTGTCGAACCTGTATGGTTTCTTGGGGCAAGGTATAGATGTTTACATCCTTGACCAACTCCATAAAGGTATAACTTTCTTCATACGCACCCTGAGCACGTTGACGATACACACCAATTGTTTTTTGGTATGCGGCTTCGTAATGCTCTGCATCTAGTTCAAGGTCAATGATCTGCGAAGCCAGTTGTAACTGCACATATTCAATAAGGTTTTGTTTTAGCGTATTAAGGCTTGATTGTTCTTCAATTGCCATGGTATAGAGCTCCGTTCCAGTTATTTACCAGGATTTAAGGATGATCAGGTTCTCTGTGCCACGTCCGTTAAACGGTGTTTCTGTTGTGGTCAGATCCTTGTAGATCTTTCTAGCGGCTGGCTTGCCTGCGGCACCTAATGCTCGAAGCACATCTGCAGGCTTGCGTACAGTTTTTTGCTGGCTCTCTACTGTACTGAACCCAATAATTGAGTTGCTCTTTACAGTAAACGCCTGTGCGTGGCTGTCTGCTACAACATGTATCAGTTTACGCTTTTTGGTGTCATACAACCAGGCTTCTGCTTTGTCCACCAAACTTGCGGCAGGTAAGCCTTTGAGTTTGAGTTCTGCAAATTCCATGACATGCTTGAACTTTGCGGCACGTTTTTCTGGAGGCACTGCTTTGACCTTGCGTGGTTTGCGCTCAACCTTTTTAATCTGTACATACGCACCACAGTCCGAGATCACCAACTCACAGAACTTTACGCAATTCCGTAACTGCACCTTGCTCAAGAAACTGTAGCCTTGTACTAGGTCAGCATCTTTGCCCTCTACTGCCGCATCAAATTCTGCTTGTTTGCGTGTCCAGATTTGTCGAATGTCGTTTACCATCTGTGGGGCAATGTTTAGGCTACGCATCAGCACCACGGGCTTGTAGTCTGCGTTGAGTTTGGCTCCTGACGCAACGAAGTCATCAAACAAGCCGTCCAACTCACCTGCGCATTCTGATACCTTTTCACGCAGTCGGTCCTGGATGGTGATTCGTGGTACTGAATCATCAACAGGTACTTCTGCTACCTCTTCATCTTGTTTGGATTCCAAAATCTCTCGAAGCAAGTTATCCAATTTGATCTGCTCGTGATCTGTGAGCTCCAGTCCTACCTGACTCATGCGGCACAACCAGCCTGTTGTGAGTCGAATTGAACTGTCTGGAATGCGTCGAAGTGTTCGAACATCGTCTTTACGACCATGTGCTTCCAAATAGTTTACAATCATGTCACGGGCATCTTTTTTGCCGTAAAAGTAATTGTACCAGGAGAATGCATGACTAAAGGCACTGATGCGGCCTTCTGTGGGTTGTGTTTTCCAAGTGGGTTCCATGCCCATGGCATTGGTATCTGCACTGCGTGGGTTTAGAGGTTTAACGGGTTTAGTTGCGATCATAATATTCCTTACTTAGTTCTGGGCAAGTGTTTTACAGCGTCAAAAAGTTTAGCGGCACGAACGACGTCAAAATTTTTGTGTTTGTACATCCAGGCCTTTTTGCGTTCTGCTGTTTCCAAGGCTTCTGCCAGTCGCCATTTAGTGTCAAAGTCTGCAGACATTATAATGCGGCTCATGTCCACAATGTCCAGTGCATACTCCACCCATTTTTCTGTGGCTTTTATCTTGTCATAAGACTGTATAAACCCCTTGCCTTTTGGGCCTGTGTACTTTGCTAAAAAGTTAACAGCTTTCATAACATACTCCTAGAGTGGTTAAGTGTGTATTATAGCAGTTTAGGATTTAATGGTCAACCGGTACCATAAATACACAATGATCTTCCATAATAACAAGTATAGTCGATGGTACAACCAAATTATAGAACGGGCGAAATGCCGTTTATTAACCGGCGAGTATAAAGAAATACATCATATTATGCCTAAATGCTTGGGCGGGAATAACGACTCTAGCAACCTAGTAGAGTTAACTGCCAGAGAGCATTTTATTGCACACTGGTTACTTACTAAGATGGTGGATGGCAATAATCAAAAAAAGATGGCCTATGCCTGTAAAATGATGATGCATAGTCGCGGAAAAGGACAACAGCGACATCGTGTTACTTCGAGGATATACGAAACATTAAAACAAAACTTAAACATCATCCTTAAAGGTAGAGAATTTACTGACGAGTGGAAAAATAAATTAAAAATTAGTGCCCAGAATCGTGCAGCCAACGAAAGCCAAAGAGTTAAACAAATTAGAAGAGAAACAATGATTAAAGTTAACAAGGCTCGTAAAGGCGAAAAACGATTAGCAAGTACCGGTAGTAATAATCATTTTTATGGTAAAGGATTTTTTGGAGAAGAAAATCATTTTTACGGCAAACATCATACAGAAGAAACATTAAAAAAATTACGTGGTCCAAAAACTAAGTATCATTGCAATAATTGTAATGCTTTAATAGGTGGTAAATCTAACTATGACAGATGGCATGGTGATAATTGCAAAGCAGTTAAAGGAGAATTAAAATTCCACGCCTAAGCATGTACCGGCCTAACCGGACAAATGATTACAAATACTTAGATCAAGTTATAAGTGAACAATACACTGTTGGCGGTTTGGATATTTACATCCACAAGTACATGGGTCCGGCCACAGGCGACCCCGGTGATGCAGATGCTACGCTTCCTGTTTACGAAACTTCAAATCCGTTATTCATTGAAGATTTACTGTTGCTAGAAAACCGTGATCGACAATACGATCCTGATGTGTATATACAACGCGGTGTGTATCGTGTGGCAGACGTTGACTTTGATCTTACACAATTTGGCTTGTTTTTGAACAACGACACTTTATTCATCACATTTCATTACAATGACATGATTGACACCATTGGGCGCAAACTCATGTCAGGTGATGTGATAGAGATTCCCAACCTAAAAGATTATCATCCCTTAGACAAAAGTCTAGCCAAAGCATTGCCGCGCTGGTATGTGATTCAAGATGCGGCCTTTGCTAGTGAGGGTTTCAGTCAAACTTGGCTGCCGCACTTGTGGCGGGTCAAAGCCACTCCAATGGTCAATGCTCAAGAATACAACAGCATTACCAAACAGGCATTTGAACCCAACAACATCTGGGATCCGGGTAATTATTATCCTGCTGGCACTGTTGTGAACAATGGCAACAAGTACTACACTGCCAACACCAATGTTCCGCCTGGCACAGACATAACCAACACCACGTACTGGACCGAAAAGACTCCAGACACCATTGCAGGAAAAACTTCTACTCGCACAAAAGATCTAGAATTAAACGATGCAATTTTAGTACAAGCAGATGTGGAAGTTCCGCTCACTGGTTACGATACAGTAAAGTTTTATATTCTTCCCACAGCAGAAGATGGACAACCTGCACAATCAGGCCTGACAGCAGACGAGACACCGCCCACAGTGGATGGCACACAAGGCGGCGAGGGTACTACACCGCGGTCAGATGGCTACACAATTGGCTACTTGACTGGTGACGGCATTGCACCAAACGGATTGCCTGTGACTCCGGGTGTTAGTTTTCCGGCAACTCCAGCAGTTGGCGACTATGCCTTGCGATTGGATTACTTTCCAAACCGCCTGTTCCGGTTCAATGGTGCGTCATGGGTCAAGATTGAAGACAGTGTTCGTATCAAACCTGTGTTTGAGTCCGAAGGGCCGGCAGCGTCACAACGAGCCAGTTTTGTCAACAATAGAAACACAGTACAGACCACTGACCGTGGTGCTATTCCAAGCCGACAGAGTTTGAGTGAGATCCTCAAACCCAATGCAGACAACGGTGGTTAAACAACAATGACAACAGAGAA